AGTGCTAAGAGTTAAATCCCCCGTTCCATTAGAAGTAATGGTAGCTGTCGCTCCTGAGTCTCCAACAACAACTGTATCTGCTACAAGCTTAACATCACCTGTACCATTTGGTGTTAAAGTTATATCGTTGTTAGCTGCATCTGCAATAACAATCGTACCTGAGTTTGTGCCACTATTTGTACTAAGAGTTAAATCCCCTGTTCCCTGGGTTGTTAGGGTAGCATTTGCATCATCATCACCAATCATGACTGTATCAGCACCAAGATTAACATCTCCTGTGCCGTTTGGTGTTAAGTTAATCGCTCCGTTACTATCCGTTGAAGTGATTGAATTGCCATCTAATAAAAGGTTATCAACCTGATACGAACCCGTGACAGCGAGATTAGCCGCAACTTCTACAACTACAGCACCACTACCTGCCCCATCTGACCGAACAAGTTTTGTTTTTCCAGCAGGTATCTCTATATCATTTGATGCGTTATAGGTTCCTTGGAACAAAAGAATTGATCGTGAGCCTGATAAAGCATTTTCAATCCAGAAATATCTTTCTGCGTCATTCGGAGTAATCTGATAAAAAACTGTTCCACCTAAATCACCACCATCGACTATCTTGATAATCCTGTTTCTTCCGTTAGACACAGAACCATTTGTAATAGGAAGAGTGTTTGGTGAACCAGAAGAACCTGTGGCTGCGGCTGTGACAGAAATAAATCCATCAAGAGCTTGGTCTATGAGATCCATATTGGTATTTGTCATAGTTCCCCAAGTGCCTGATCTATCACCCGTGGCTGGTTTTTCTATACCAGTATTAGTTGTGTATGTACTTGTCATTGTCTTATCCTTATGCTGCTATTTCTGTCCACTCTGGTGTTTGGCTTGTTGATTCTGCAACCCAGTTTTGATCTGGTTGAGAAGGCGATATGTTTGCCCACACATTAACATTTCCAACACTACCCGTGGCACTTACACCTGTTACGATTACGTCTACACCGATACCAGCAACAACACTGTTTACATTTGCTGTCCCGTTAACGCCACTCACTGTTACACTTGCAGCACCACTAACAGATGCTACGCTAGTAATAGCTCCTGTAGCATTAACACCAGAGACAACAACAGGGATTGGCTCTCCCCACGTTCCGTCACCCCAAGTGCCTCTGCCCCAGCCAGTGACATTTGCCATCAGACTATCCTAATAACTGCCGTACTTGCGTCATTAGTAGGAAACGTAATTGTAAAATTACCAGCCGTAGCTGTCTTGTCTCCACCAAAATCTAATGCACAAACAGCTTTGTCAGACTGGGATGAGTTATGTATCAAGGCTCCTCTCGCAGTCAGTGTGACATTAGTAAACGTAAGTGTACTAAAACTTGTAAACGCTACAGTACCACTACCATTTGAAGGAGTAACATTTGTTAATGCCCCTCCTTTAGCTGTGTAATTTGTAGATGATACTTCATTTGAACTCGTATACGCAGTTGTAGCAGCATTGATTGTTGCACTACTTGTGTACAAAGCTAATTTAAAAGTATTACCAGAACTGTTTGTAAAGTTATGCGTTCCTGTTAAAAGCTCAGTTTTAAAACTACTGCACATCGCCTGTGTAATAGCCATTATAATTCTCCTATATGTTTGGCTATCTCAGAGTAGCCCAATTTTTCTAAATGAACCTTTACTGTTAAACGATCATTTTTAACAGCTTCATTGATATGAGCGTGGACAACACCTTGAACTACATTTTTAAAAGCTCTAGCTTGCTCACGTATTGCAGGAGGTGCAGAGTCAGCTACATGAATAAGCTTATCTACACACATCTCAGTTATTTGTTCTGATGTATGCCCTCCGTTATCTGAAGTAACAACACCAACATTTCCAATAGATCCTGTGGATAAATTAAACATTAGCTTTCCTGTATTCTTAATTTACCATTACGATACTGATCTTTTGTTAATCTACCTTCGCCTAAATTCTTCAATCGCATTACTGCTTGGTTAAATCTTTCTTTATACTCAGCAAGTATGTCAGGCTCGCCCTTCATAAAAGTATACGCTTCTACAAGAGATCCGTAAAGTAATGCATCTGTAGCGTTTGTGCCTAACCAGGTTGTTGCCCCTGTCGTTATACTTGTTGGCTTCTGTAAGTAATGTATTTCCGCATCATAATTAACATCCGGGGTAGGTCCTAATATAAAATGCGTGGCATCAAACACTGCATAATACTCAGGTCTGCCTCGTGTTGTTGTGGTAGGAAAAGATTCATGTATAAAATTAACATCTTTCGGTATCAAATAATGAACCACATTAGAAGATGTTACAGATAAACTAAAAGGAGCTAAAAAATACTCAGGTAAAGCAAGGTATTTGTTATCCGCGCTTACTCTTCCTGTATCGTTCTGTCTAAAATCAGGAAGATCAACAAGATCCATAATACGATCTTCTGCCTCTGTAATAAAGGTAGGAAGATTTGTGACAAACGTGCTTTCTGTATTATCTGTGTAATCTTGTATAGCTGTTTTTAATGTTGTTAATGTCCAAGCCATATTAATTACCCACTTAATTCAATAGATATTGTTACTGTTCCTACTTCCCCTGTCATTCCCATAGCCCCATTGCCTACAGGAGGTTCTCCACCATCACCGACAGGCTCCCAACCAAAGAAATCTCTGCTTGCTTGTATTCCTTGATCAGGTCTAGGATCATACAAAGCTTCTGGATCAAAAACTCTAACTTTTCCCAAACTGTTTTGAGGTTGATCTGGGTCATAAACATCCCTACCAACTCTCATACCAGTTCTCACACCATTACTGACCTCATAAATAAGCTCATTAAGAGGATACCTAAACCCGGTTTTATCACAAAAACCAAAAGCTCTTGATCCTTTTGTATAAGGTCTACTCATGACGTAAAGTAATCCGCTAATGGAACAAAAGCTAAAGGAGCTTTTTCCCTATCTTCAGACGCTGCTAACTCAAACTGCTCTTCATAAACAGCCTTTAAAACAGGTATCCTTTGCTCTGCTTCTGGTTTTTTCATAGCTATATAATAAGCTAAACCTGCAACCATAGCAGGTAAAAATCTTGCTGGAATATCAGCAGTGTTGTCTCCTTGAGAACCTGTATCTTGAACTCTCCTTAATCTCCAATACCTGATAAAGTCTCCGTTGTATGTTGCGCTTGGCACAGGCCATAAATACACAACAGGAGCATCTCTTTGTCTGTCTATATAAATCTGTGTTGGCCTTGCTTGACTTAACTTAGATGGTATTTGAGAATAAGTTGTAGAAGAAATTCTTGCCAAATTAAAATCTGATTGATTGGATGTTCCTGAATTAGATCTTAAAACATGATCAATTAAATCAATTGTATCGGCTGGCAACGTGTACGCGAATGTTCCTTGTACAAGAGTTACAGAACCTTCTTCAACAGTCCAGAGATTAATACCTCTGTTTGCCCACTCAAGACACATAAGGTTAAGGCTACGCCTAGCTGTTTTAAGGTCATAGCCAGACCTCATCTCTAAGCCAGCCCGTTCAAAAGACTCCTCACAAATTTCATTAATATCAAGATTAAATGTTGCCGTATTACTTGTTGTCATTTAACAACCTTTATTAACTTATTTCGCGTTGGCCTCTTTGTCTTCTTTGACCCATTGATATAGGAGCAGCAGTTTGATTGCTATCTGACATAGCCTTTACCATTGATGCTCTTATTCTTGGATCTTGACTCATTTGTTTAAGATCTTCAACAAGGCCACCACCTTGCATCTTCATAGGGCAACCAACTTTTCCACCCTTCTTCATTTTTCCAACACCATCGTTGGCGTAAAAAGGAACGCTTTTTCCGTTCCTATCTACCATTTTTAACTTACCACCATCTTTCATTTTCTTTACTTTACCGCCATACATCATCTTCTTAGGTGGTCCACCAACCTTGCTTCCGTAAGTTCCTTTACCCATCGGCATTTACTTTCTCCTATTTTCAAATAATCTGTCGAGTTTTTTATCCATCTTGTCTAATTGTGCGAGTACCCTTGAAACATCAGTATCAAGATCTCGTTTAGTAGCGAAATCACGGACAGTTTCTTCTCTTGTTTTGTTAAGAAGAACGTCTATCCGTTTGATTTCTGTAGCCATTGCTCTACCCCAGTATACAACAGGTCCGACCAAAATGGTTAATATAACATTCCAAAGTATAACCGGGTCTGTATCCACAAAAATTATCCTTCATAAAATACAGTTAAGCTTACTAAGTTTGTTTGCGTATACACAACATATGCTCCAGCAGATCCCACAATACCACCATCAGGTATATCTGGATAAACTGTATCGTCTACATTGTTAGCATCAAACTTATAGATTATTGATCCCGTTGCACCCGTAGTTCTTACTTCAACAGCACCACCTGTGGTGTTACCTACAAATTGTAACCCACGAAGCCTCACACGATTGACTGTAACTTGTGCCGCCACAGCCGTACCTGTTCCTGCTTCTACATTACCTGTAGTTGCACCAGAACACGCTATCTGTGTTATTGTTGTAAAGTAGCTAGTGCCTGTAGCAACACCAGCGTTAGCACCCGTTATCGCCTCTGTTTGGGCGTTACCTGCTTCATCAGTTCCCGTAACTGTAAACGTGTCACCACGATCATCACCTGCACTCGTAATAATAACATTACGTGCATCAGTTAAAGTAACAGACCCACCATCAGCTAAAGCTCCACCAATAGTTAAGTTTCCTGCTTCAGATAACGTAGCCGCAACAGATATCCCATTATCATCGGATGCTACTGGGGCTATGTATCGGGCTTGTACATCATTTCCTGACATATCTCACTCCTTTGTAAGTTGCTAAAATAATTATCCTACTGTAGCAACAGGAGTAGAAGCAGAAGATACTGTCCAAATTTGTTTAGTACCATTGTCCGTGACGCATTCTATTCTGCAACGTCCACCAATTCCAGTGTTAGCAACAAAAGTAAAAGTATCACCTGAATTTGTAATAACAGGATTAGCTGCTGTGCCAGCCGCCAACTGTGTCTGCCCTAAAAATGTACTACCCGTTGCTGTCGGAATAACAATAGTAGTTGTTTTACCAGAAGCAACTGCTGTGGTAACAACAAAGTCAAAATACGCACCTGTGTTAGCACTTGAAGCCGCAGGTATATTAATAACATTATCTAGTGTTCCGTGGATGTTAACAATACTGCCAGACTGAGCAATCGTTAAAGCATCAGTGACAGCACCAGAAGCTTCCCAAGTTGTGATTACAGGTCTGCGAGCAGTAAGCGTTGAGGATGTTGCTATAGTTGTTGTGCTAGAAAGCGCACCAGTTGATGAAATAGTAATATTGTCAGTAAAAGCACCAGTAGTTTCACTTTTAGTAACACCAATGAAACCGCCTTCTGAACGGACTGGACCCGAAAAAGTTGTATTAGCCATATTAAATACTCCTGTCGTGGCTAGTGTCAGTCGCACCATGCGACTGTCAGGGTTATTAGTTTATATATCATATATTAAAAAAGGGGGGCTGTGAAGCCCCCCTTTCTGTCTAAAAGAAACCGAACTAAGCGGCTCCCGGTGTTCCAAACACGCAACGCCAGTCAGATACACCAAAGCTGTATCTTTCCCGCGCTTTATAACGCATGTTACCAGTATCAAAATCACCTTCCATAGCAGTGCGAAGAGGCGTTCTTTGAAACAGTTTAAATCCATTCGGACAATCTGTCTTAATATAAAACGCATCAGTGTCTGTTAAGAAATGATTAACAACTGCGCCATCAGGCAACATACCCATTGACTTCGTTGCATTGACATCGTTATCAGCACTACCCGGACGTAAATTACTGTTAAGTAATCTTTCGGCTACAAACTGCAATTCTTTTGGAATTATCAATTTTTGACCACGAATAGCGACCTTTAAGCCTCGCTCGTCTTTTGCACCTGCAACGTCAATAAGCATCTGTTCTAAAGATGTCTCGTTGAGGTCAGCAGCTACGGCCAGAACATTACTTTGAGTGCCGTTAATGGTTGGGTGTGAAGCACTGCAAAGTGCAACCCCATCACCAATAGCACTCGCACCTGCTGTAAACGCATTGTTTAGGACAGCAGCAGCTTTGATCTGTTTAGTTTGAGACATAGAACGGGCTAATGCTCGTGTGTAACGACTTGCCAGTCTATCATACAAGTTATCCTCAACAGCTTCTTCTGTAATAGAAAAGGCCAACGCAATTGTTTCGTGAGTGTAACGCGCTGTATAAGTCTCTTGTGCGTCATCAAAATTAACACTTCCGCCTTCAGATTTAACTGGGGCAGTAGAAAATCCTGATAACATTACATCTTCTTCAAACGCACGATCTGAGCTTTCTTCATCAAAGATCTCTGCGTGTTCAGAATCATAACGGTCATACTCTAGCCCAAATAAGGCATTTAGACCGGGTTCTAGCTCTTTAGCTAGTTGTGAACGTGAAATCGCCATTGTACTAGCTCCTTTCTAGATACCAGTTGAATCTGCGGTGGTTTGTGAAGCAAACCCACGAGTCGCAGCGTTGAAATGAGCGTTAAGGCGAACTAAAAGCGGATATCCTGCCGCAGTTAGGTCTGAATTAGCTGCATCATCTATAATACCTACAATTCTGAGAGGTAAAGTAGCTGTTACAGCAATCGAACTTACCGATAACGCCGAATTAGACTTTCCAGTACCTGTTGCTCCTGTTCTTGCTGAAGTACCTAAAGAGGCATTAGCAAAAACGGCAGCTTGAGCGGTTGCTACATTTGTTAATGTAGCATCTGTTGCAACTCTAAAAAGTTGATTAGGGTTGTCTGCAACAAACGCCTTTACTGGATAGTTTGTGTCTACTGACACTGAGTTGGAACCGGGCCAGAAATTCTTCCAAATTGTCTTGCCTGTTCCTGAATCTACGTATTCAATACCTGTTAGAACACCCAAGGCTTGTGTTGTACCACCACTAGTAGCTCCTGCATGAGCAATCACGCCAGCAGCTAGTGGGACACAAATTGAACCATTAAAAATAGGGTTAGTATCATCGTTTGCAATTTCATACTCGGTTACACCCGTTGTATTTGCATTGCCGCCGACAATTCCTACAGGAATCAAACCATAGGCTGAGCTTTCATTAGCCATTAGTTATTACTCCAAAAGTTGATGGCAGTAA